GAATCAAGCTGCGTATGATGAGGTTCTAGAAATTGCGGATGGAATAGTTATGGTTGAAGCAGGTGCAGCTATTACTGCGGGGGCTGACGTGGAAGTTGGCGCTAACGGTAAAGCAGTTGCAAAGACCACAGGCATTGGTGTTGGTGTAGCTATTACAGGTGCTACTGGGGCAGGTCAGCTTGTAACTGTTAAACTCATGAGCGTTTCCAATGCTGACGGTGCTGATGGCGCTGATGCTCCGCTCGTTCAAACTTTTGTCTACACTGCAGCTGATTTAGATGCTGGTGCAGATTTGGCTGATACTCCTATAGGATATGTAGCAGCTGATGGTGAAATTATTAATGTAGCCATAATTTCTACCGGCTCTGCAGTTGGTATTGACGCAGATAATACTTCTGCATTTGTACTTAAAGTTGGAGCTACAAGCAAAGCAACTGCAACATTTGATGATGCGAATGCATTCCCTGCCGCAGGTGTTGCTGAAGCTGGAACACTAGCTGAGGATGCTACTGTAGCAGCTGGAGATGTGCTATTACTAAACGTTACAAACGGCGCTAATGCTAACTTGCCAGTATTCATGGTGCAAGTAGTGATAGCATTAGACTAATAAGAAAGGAGCGTTGACAAATGCCTAAAATGCAAGATGCTCACATTGATAGAGCGTTAACAAATATATCCGTTGCGTACATGCAAGATGAGAGTGCATTTATAGCGGATAAGGTGTTCCCAACAATACCTGTAAGAAAACAATCAGACGTATATTTTATTTACAACAAAGGAGATTTCTTCCGAGATGAAGCAAGGGTGAGAGCAGGTGCTTCTGAGTCAGTTGGAGGCGATTACGGGGTTGAAGCGTCGGACCCGTACTACTGCAGAGTTCATGCATTTCACAAGGATGTAACAGAGCAAGATAGAGCAAACTATGATGAGCCGTTAGATGCTGACAAAGACGCCACAGACTTCGTTACTCAGAAAATGTTAATCAGAAGAGAGATGGAATGGGCTAGAAAGTTCTTCAGACCTGGGGTATGGTCTACTGAGATTACAGGGGTAGACACTAACCCAACTGGTAGTCAAGCGCTTAAGTTTAGCGACCCGACGTCTGATCCAATCAGGGTTATCACTAACCAATCCATAGAAATGGCTTCTAAGACAGGTTTTAGGCCTAACACATTAGTTCTTTCCCCAAGAGTATTCTACGCCCTAAAGAATCATGAAGACATTTTAGACAGAATTAGATATACTCAAAAGGGTATAGTAACTAATGACTTATTAGCTACATTATTCGAAGTAGACAATGTGTACACTGCATGGGCAGTAGTTAATACAGCAGCCCAAGGTGATGAAGACAATATAGACTTCATAATGGGCAACCACGCTTTATTATGCTATGTTAACCCAAGACCTGCTATTAAGCAACCATCAGCTGGGTATATCTTTACTTGGGCTGGATTAATGGGAGCAAGCGCTTATGGTAGTAGAATCGTAAGATTACCAATGGACATCTTGGGATTAGGAACTGAAAGAATAGAGGGAGAAATTGCATTCGACCCTAAAATTATAGCACAAGACCTGGGAGTATTCTTTGAGGACATCGCATGATGTATGTAGTTAAAAAGTCCTTTAAATCGATGGGCAAGTTTTATGGTGTAGGGTCTATAATTGAAGACCCTACCGCTATAAAACGATTTAAGTCCAAAGTCAATGAGGGCAAAGTGATTGTAGTTTCTGATGATAATTTACAGACTGTAGCGGCCTATATCAAGGCTAGGTCGAATGCAGACATTCTCCCAAAGTTTACCAAGGCTAAACCTATAGATGATAAATTACCTGCGGAACCAAAACTTGTAGCAAAAGCCAAAGTAGTAATCAAGAAGAAGTAGGTGATAGAATGACTTGGAATTATTCAGGCGACCCAGCTAATAGTGAATTAGATAAGTATAGATTTATCATAGGTGATACTGATGAAAATGATAAGCTACTATTGGACGCTGAAATAAATTATATCCTAAATACTTTCGATGAACATAACCTTAGGTTATATAATCTATATCAAAGAATAGCGGATAAGTTTGCAAGGGATATAAAGAGGTCGCTAGGCCCACAATCAGAGGACCCTACTTCCAGACAACAGTACTATGCTGATAAGGCTGCGTACTATAAACAGTTATGTAGTACTTCTGGTGTATCAATTCCTAAATATAGCTACAAAAAGGTATTTAGGAAGGGGATGCACAACAATGTTTAAATCATTAAAGAAGTGGTTATCAGTACCAGTTGATATAAAACCGTTTATTAAGCGTGATGGTACTGGTAAGCCTACCTTTGGAGACACTATTTCAACTAAGTGCTATCCGCAAGGTAAAGTTACTCTAGTAAGAGATGTAAATGGTAATGATATTGTGTCAAATCTACAATTATACGTTGAAGGCGATACCCCTATTAAGGTCACCGATGTGGTAGTATTCAACGGTAGTGAGTATAATATTAAAGCACTAGGACCGTATTATGATGGTAACACAGGTGAAGTAGATATAGTGGTGGTGTATCTGTAATGCGAGTTACTATGGATATAAATTATAGTAAATTCCATAAGAAATGTGAAGCAACTATAAGTAAAGTAGCAAGGTCTACTTACGCCGCTACTGAGGAAGCTTGCGAAGACATAATGGAAGAGAGCCTCAGACAAGTACCTAGAGATACTGGAACGCTTGCTGGTAGTGCTTTCTATGATATACGGAAGGCAAAAGATTACGGCTTCGAAGCTACTCTGGGATATGGAGGTTCTGGAATAAATCCAAAAACAGGAACGCCTGTCATGGACTATGCAGTAATAGTTCATGAGGACCTTGAAGCTTTCCACCCTATAGGTAAGGCGAAATTCCTTGAGGACCCTATTAGAGACTATGCAGCAGAAAAGTTTCCTAGAACTGTAATAAAACATGTAGGTCCTGTGCTGGAGAGTGAGAATAATGAGTGATTTGCTCCTTGACTTAATAGACCATCTTGCTTCTAAAGGTATTGTGGAAGGTGATGGAATCGATTCATTTAGGGACTTCACGCCAGAGGAACCTGATAGCGTGTTCGTAATACATGAATATGCAGGAGCTCCTACACCTCTGCATGATACGTTTACTCATAGGTCCTTACAATTAACCTTTAGAGATAAGAAAGCCAGTGTAGCTAAGGCAAAGTGCAAGCAGATATTTGATGAGTTAAGCCCCGTAGATAGACATAAGGTGTTAAGTAATGGTAGGTGGTGTCAAATATATCCTAGACAATCACCTTTTAAGATTAAGGTTGATGATGCAGGGAGGACTACCTACGGGTTTAATATTGGTATAACCACTGAAAGAGATTAAGGAGGAGTGATATAATGGCAACTAGAATAGGTTGTGATAATCTAGTATATGCATTGCTAACAGCTGACGATGGAACGACTGAGAAACTATTTTCTATGATGATGGTCCAGGAGAGTCAGCTACAACTCTAGGTAATATAGAGGTAGAGATACAAAAGAATGAGCTTACTACAGAGCAGAAGGCAGACTTATTGGGACATACAATAGATAGCAAGGGTGCTATTGTATATGGTGCTAATGATACGCCACCATGGGTAGCGATAGGTTATAGGACACTTAAGTCCAACGGTAAGTACAGGTATGTATGGTTGTACAAAGGAAAGTTCTTAGAGCCAGAAGACAATAGTGAGACTAAGGGTGATAGTATCAACTTCCAAGCCGAGACTATTGTAGGTCGATTTGTTAAGCTTGAGAAGAAGTATAAAATAGGAGCTAAGGAAATACAACCTTGGAAGTATGAGATAGATGAAGAATATGAGGATGCTAATTCCTCCACTATCGCTGGCTGGTTTGATGATGTAGTATTACCTGAGGAGGGCGCTGCAACACTGGCTCCTACTATTACAGCTTCTTGGGCTCCAGGTACTGAAACTGGTTCTACATCAGCAACTATCACAGGCTCTGCTGGTTCTGGTAATCACTTCGCTGTTAAGGTATCCAGCACATCCCTTCCCACTCCAAATGTTGGAACACTTATTACCGGTATTTCTACGTATGTGTCGGGCGGCAACATTTCGGCCGTAGAGGTTGGCAACTTTGTAGGTCTCTATGAAGTTACTGCTACTAACACGGCTGTTAGGTTTGTTCAGCATACCTTAACCGCTGATGATATAAAAGAGTAAGTATAATAAACCATAAAGGAGGAGTGATATAATGGCAACTAGAATAGGCTGTGATAATCTTGTTTATGCTATAATGACAGCAGACGATGGTACGTCTGACCCGTCATATGGAGAGGTAAAGTCAGCACCTGGTGTTATGAGTTTAAATATAAACCCTAATGCATCCCAAGAAACTATTTTCTATGATGATGGTCCAGGAGAGTCAGCTACAACTCTAGGTAATGTAGAGGTAGAGATACAAAAGAATGAGCTTACTACAGAACAGAAGGCAGACTTATTGGGGCATACAATAGATAGCAAGGGTGCTATTGTATATGGTGCTAATGATACGCCACCATGGGTAGCCATAGGCTATAGGACGCTTAAGTCCAATGGTAAGTATAGATATGTATGGTTGTATAAAGGAAAGTTCTTAGAGCCAGAAGACAATAGTGAGACAAAAGGTGACAGCATCAACTTCCAAGCCGAGACTATTGTAGGTCAATTTGTTAAGATTGAGAAGAAGTACACAATAGATGGTAAGGAAATACAGCCCTGGAAGTATGAGATAGATGAAGAGTATGAGGAAGCAGATAGCTCATTA